CCCATACCACCCGAGTTCTCAACTATTCTGTTCAGAATTTCAGTAAATGCAGTAGGTTTATTTTCTAAAAACTTGACTACATTATCCCTTGTTTTCTCAACTTTTTCTCCGTTAAGTACTATTTTTTCAGTCTGATTAAAAAGGAACTCAAATTCGGGATTGTCAAACAATTCATAATCTATCCTTATTTCTTCTACCACTTTTCCTTCATTGTAATATCTTACTTTTTTTCGAGGTTTATTCATAAAGTTCTGAAAATTTCTAAACCCTGGTACTGTTTCAACAACTAATTTACTGTCATTCACTTCATAAGTAACAACATCCGTTACTTTATGCTCTGGTAACGGAGTTGATACTTTCTCTTCATCAGGATTTAGTTTTTCTTCATTCAGATGTCCTTTTAATTCCTCATTAGGCTTTAAATCTTGATGTTTATCCATATTTCATTCCTTTCTATGGCAGATAATTTTCTAAAACTATTTTAACTGGAGACTTAATTCCGTCATCGAAATAAGCATTTAGTTCCTTACTAATTCCTCCTGCTCCTTCAAGGTCAGTAGCTTCTACATTTCCTATTTTACAGTTAGGGAATGTCAGAACAACTTTCTTAGTCTTGTCTTCCACTTCAGCAAATGTTACTTCTACGGCATATGATGTATTAGCTTTTAACATATCATGTGCGTTTTTGTATGAAGTCTTGTTGAATTCATTAAATTGTAACGATAAGCTCACACTACCCCTGTCAGATTGTCTTATTGCTTTATTGTAGATAGAATTCAAAGCACCCTTACCTTCCAGCTTGTTATCAATTGTAATATCTATACTTTCTATTTCTGCAGTGACATCAGTATTCTTTTCTTTTATTACAGACCCTAGACAGATTAAAGGTTTTCCTTTAAATGCTGTTGGAGTACCTGCAAATTTCGCATTCTGAATTGTATGATCCATTCCGATTAAAGTTGCCGTTCCAGTTATATAAGCTTCCAGCTGGGCATTTATCTTCAAACTTGATATTAAACAGTCCTGAGCATATTCATGAATATCACTTTCAACATTATCAGTAATAAGTGTTAGATAATTGTTATATGCATCATCAGGAGTAAATTCAAGATTTTTTGTTGCTACTGTCTTGCTTTTGAATCCTGCCCCTAACAGGAACATCTCCATTTGCCCAGTAGTTAATTCAACCGCTACATCACCATTTACCTCCACTTTAGAAACAAAACCATCTTTTTCCCAACGCCCTGTTCCAATTGCCTTTGAACTTACTTTATTGACATTTGGAGTAACAGAACTTGAAGTTGCAGCTAAAAGACTGACATCTGTAGTCTGTGGAGTTCCTTTTGCAGTCTGCTTTCCTAATAAAAATCTTACGTCCATTTCTTCCTACCTTTCTTTTATTTCCATTCTTATTGTCATTTCTACTATTCCAGTCAAATCATTTTCATTCTCTTTGATGTTCTGAACAGAATATTCATAATTAATTGCTATAATTTTCTTTTTGACCTCTTCATCAGCCATTATCTTTTCCAGCAAGCTGTTCATCTCTTTTATTACTTCTAATGAATTCGTGCGTAAGTTATTAAAATAAAAATAATAAAGATTCATGATACTTGTGTATTCTTTTCTGCCACTCACTCCTATAGTAGTACTTCGTCTACTTGAAGGCTCTAATAAGAATTTACTGTCATTCAATGAACCAAAGTCATTATAAAAACCAAACTCGCACTGTTTCCCACTTATTCTTGATACAGCTTCCTTTAATGTTTCAATCATTTTAATTCTCCTAATACACTCTTATTCTTGAATTATTAGCTCTTTCTTCCTGTTGCTTCTGCCTTTTTTCCTTATCTTGTCTAATAATGTCCTCAATAAGATTATCTAAAAATATTCTTTTGTCCTGTGTGAAACTTTCCATTTCCAACTGTGCAAAAAGTTCATACTGTATATAGTTATTTTCAAGTATTTCTTTCTGCTTTTCAGTTAGAATAATTTCTCCAAGTCTCATTTCAATAAAAGCATTAGCTTGCTTCTTCAATTCTTCTATTTTTAAGCTTATATCCGTCTCATTCATTCCTAAACGAACAAGACGGACTTTAAGCATTTCACTTAATTCATAAGCCATTTGTTACCACCTACTAAGGTTTTATTGTTATTTTCCATCTCATGACTCTTTTTGGAATTGGAATTACTGGACAATATCCACTTTGAAAAATAAATTTCTTTCCGGCAGGGTCAACTTCCACAACTTCATTTACAAAATACTCTGCCTTAAGCATTTGAGTGCTTTGCCCATTTGCTATTTCAAGTCCAACATAAGTATTTGTGAATTCAGAAGCAGTCGACAGATACATAAGTCCAGTTGTATCAATTGGATTCCCCTTTATGTCAGTTGCTGGAACTAATGCTGTAACTTTCATATTTAAAATATTGAAGTTAGGATAAGTCTGTTCAAGACTTCTTGCTGCATTTGGTGCTATTTCAGCTATAGAATAAGCTTTCTGCGTTTCCCTTAAATTTGCATTTTTCATCATAGATTTTAAGATTTCAACATCAACTTCTATTGTTTCAGGATATATTTTATTTTCCTTCACATAGTCAGTTATTCTGTCCACCAAGAATATTTCCCACTGGTCATCAGATGTTTTGAAGTTAACTGCCGTTGGTGCTTTGTATTCAAAATCAATGCTGTCTCCACTCACTGGCAATGTTACCTTTCCAGTCAGATAAAGTTCAGCTGCCATTGCTGCTTTTGTATTTTCATATCCTGATTTAAGTATTGCCATTTTCTTGCTTTCTATAAGTGCTTTATTATCTATTACCTGTCCATTTACTACAGTCGAAACTTGTCCTGCCTGTAATTCTAAAGTTTCAAGTGGCGTCAAGGCTGCAGTTCCTTTTATGATATCAGGTGTTATTGTTATTCTTTCGAATCCGTTTACCTTTATGGCTGGAGCTTTTGTTCCTCTAGGTACAATTGACAATGTAGTCAGTTCTCCTACAACATCATCAAGCTTGAAGCTGTCAGATATAGTCATAAAAGGTGTTCCGTTAAATTTTTCTAAATAATATTTATTAACTGAATTTACAGGCACCCCTGCAAATACTCCTATAAGTTCTGCTTGTCTTTTATTAATCGACATTATTTTTTACCTCCTCTAAATATATTCCATTTCTTTCAAGTTCTGCTATTGCTTTATAATCTGTTCCCGTTATTCCTACAACTAAAGACTTATCCAAAGCACCTGCTCTTACACATACTGCTATTGCTTCTTTTGAAGTTGTATCCAGTTCTTCTTCTCCCTTATAAACTCTCCTTGGAAGTTCTGTTCCATCTGTCCCCGCTTTATTAAATTTGTGCCAAGTTCCATCAGCTGTTTTTTGTGATAGTACTTGTCCTGTTGCTATTTTCCCATTTCCACTTGCTACTAAAACTGTTTCACCTGGAAGTGTTTCAAATATTACTAAATGTTTTTTATCATACTGTTCTCTTTTTACTCTATTTCCCATCTTCTCCTCCTACTTATACATTTTTTCTGTTTCTTCTTTTGCTTTTTTCATTATTTCAGTTACATTTTCTCCTGCTCCTTGCTGTTCAAATTCTACATTTCTATACACTTGATCCAAATCTAAAATTCTTGGCATTTTTTCAAAAATCTTTGTAAGTAATGCCCCTAATGTTATATTTTCATTTCCAAATTCCATCGTTTCTGAAGTTTGAAAAACTTTAGTAAGCATTTCTTCATTTAATCCATTTTCTTTCATTGCAGGAGTAATTTTAAGCTTATTAGCTTCCATAAATTCCAGTGCTTTTGTTTTAGCCTGTGCTTTTTGTTCATATTCTGCTTCAATTACGGCTCTTATTTCTTCTTCTGTTTTTGTTTTTTCTGGAACGACTTCTTTTATTTCCAGTCCTTCAATTTTTCCATAAGTCAATATTTCTTCTTTTGTTAAGCTTTTTAACACTTCTTCTCTTGTCATATCATTTCCTTTCTTATCTTCTATTTCCTCAAACTCAATTACATGTTCCTCAAATTCCGCTCCCTTTATAGCTGGATTTACTCCAACTGGAAGGACTGCTATCTTATCGAGGTTGCCATTAGTTATTTCGACAGATACACCTTTTAATATGTCATCTTCATAATAGGACTTACCTTTATCGTTAAAATTGATATCTGCATAAACAACAGTTTTATCTTCAGTTTCTTCTATTCCAAAGTTTTCAAAATTTCCAACTTTAACAGGATTTTTACCTGCTGCTTTCCATTTGCTTGAATGTTGAAATATTCCGTCAACTCTTTCTGCCTTAGAAAAAATATTTTTTACCTGTTCCTTATCTATATTTCCTTGAGGATATTCCCCACTTTCAAAGACCTTTATCCTTTTTTTCATTTTCCACCTCCTTGCATTACTTCTCACTATATAAGAA